CTAACTTAACGGCTAACACTTCCGCCCGCTTTGGATGATTATCTACAAGGGTTAAAGCAACCATAGGCATTTGACTATATTTTTCGGCGTGGTATTTGCCGAACTTGCCTACCCCGATAACAGCGACATTAATCACGCGACGGTTTTCTCTTCGTGTTACTTACTATTTTATTTGTATGCCTGTCGATTTTGATATACCGCCCGGTCTTCGGATTTTTGCGTATAGTAAAACGGGACCTTTGCTTTTTCTTCATTGTCTTTACTCCATTTGGTTATGTTTCCGCGCCTTCCTCTTCCTCTTCCTCTTCCGCATTGGTAAAGGCGGCGTCGGGGGTTATGGTTACTTCCGGGGCCGCTTCAATTTCTTCGTCGATCTCTTTTAGTTGTGAATCTTCGGCGGCTGGCAACATTGCACGCACAACATTTTTCTGCATAACATCTTTAAACTTGCGAGACATTACTATAGCCTTAGCAGTTAAGACATTTTCTAAATCTGCTGATAAGTTTTCAACGTCGTAAGTCCGCGCCCGTTCTATGCTTACAAACTCTAACAAATCTTCTTGACCTTCCCAGCGCAACCAAAATTCAATAATCATCTTTTCGGCGTGTTCAAGGTTCGTAGCCTTGCGAACAAGGTTGGCATTAAGTAATTGAAATTCGGCTTTAAGGGCCGCACCACTTTTAGGCGCGGTAGACACTTCCATTGAAGCCATGCCCCCGGCATTGACCGCCCGGTATATCTCACTTACCTTGCGCGCTATCCAATCCAATATAGCCGTTATAGGTTCCTGTACTCTTGCTTCAAGCCAATCGGGTTTACTTTCGGGGTGGTCCGGGTCAAATTCTAAAATAGCAGTTACCCCGGCTTCGTCTGCTTGATCTGCTTTAGCGCCGTCTGGACTGGTTTCCTTCATGGGTTTACGCATCATAGGAAAGGCCGCATAAGATATTACCTCTTCACCATGAGACAAATTCCTAAGTATGCTAACATCTATACGGCTTACGTCGTGAATGTCGCTAACCCCTATGGGCCGTACCTTCCCGCGTAAGTTATATAACCAAACAAAAGGAATTTCGCCTATAGGGTTATCGCCTTCTAAAACTAATCTACCTTCAGACGTATCGTCAAGGGCTTTCCCGGTTGACTCCCCGCTTTCGGGAACTTCCCAAACCTCAAAATGATCTGGATACCATATTCTATATTGCAAGGTGTCGCCGTCAAGGTCGTCTAACAATTTGAGATAAGATAAAAAGGGCCGGTTGTTTTCGTCCCGTTCGTAAGCCCAATCAAGTATGGCGGGCGGGAAGTAAGGGGCCACGTAAGGGTAGACCTCCGCTTCAATTTGTTCCGCGCGGGTTTCAAATGTCTTGCTGGCTTTGTCTACAAGTATTCCTACCATGCCGTAGATACTGGCATAGCGCCCTTGTTCGGTCATAAAGTCGTCGAAGTTATCGCCGTATAGGTTGCAATCCTTTACAAACATCTGCCATAATTCGTCGTCTGACAGTTCGCCCATATCACGCTTAACGGGTTTCTTGAATAAGTAAAAGTTAAAAAGGTCGATTACGCTTTTACTATAGCTAAACCCATACGCTTCATATAATCGCCGCGTATAATTGGCTTTGCTTTCCCGTTCATTGCGTCTTAAATAACCTTGTCGAACCAATTCCCGCGCGCCTTCATAACTTGCCATTAGGAAAAACCATTCATTGATATTGGCCTGATATAATACGTGGGTTGATCTTAACTCCGAAACGACTAATTGATTTATAGGCATTAGCGACCTCTTCTTTTTTGACTTTGAGTAATTGCGAAGTGCATGGCACGGGCCTTCTTAAGTTTTTGCTGTCTTGTCCCACTGCAAAAACATTTGATATTGGTTCCTATCGGCCTATCCGTTTTACTACTTGCCTTCCGTGGGTGGCCGTGGACCACGCAAGCACAACCGCCTTTCCATTTTATAGACATTGCTAAACCTTGTTAAAAACATTAAACGTTGGTACGGGCGGCTTGCTTCTCTTTTTAGGCTTCGGCGTTTCTTTGTCGTCGCCTAATGTAGATATGCCTTTCACGGTATTGACTACATGGGTCATTGCTTCCGCTTGTTCTTTTTCATGTTTGGCTATACGCCGCGCGGCGTTCTTTGCGCGAATCAAGCGGGTCGGGTCATTACGAACGACTTCGCTATTAGCAAGTGTTCGCGCGTCGTCTTCCGATTGCCAGCGTTTTTCGCGGGCCGTTAACTTAGATTGTTCTGTAGGCATTGGCATTTCCCTTATCATTTGTAGTTATTCAAGGTCCAATTCGTCTTCCCCGAAAATGTCTACTCCATCCATATATAAATCAAGTATATGAGATAAGCGCTTGACCATTCCCATTACGGCTACTATATGATCTTCACCGAAAAAGTAGTATTGCGTTACAATCTCATTTTCGGTAGCGGGTCGCCCTTTCGCGTCGGCTCCGAATGTAGATATTTCGCCGCTACCGTTCTTTTGCAGAATTACCGCAAAATTTCTAATTCGCTTATCTCTAATAGCACGAATAATATCTTCAAGTGTACTAATAGACCCGCGTTCTTCGTATAACCGTACTACTTTTTCTTTTACTTCTGCCATAAGCTTTTATCATGGTACTTGTTTAATAGTTGAATTGCAAAGCGTTCCGCGTCGCTCTTTGCTACATAGTCCGATTGTAGGTTGAAGCGCTTAGGTTCAAACCGCGCCATACACTGTAGCTTAATGGCGTCCCGTATGGCCGGGTAGTTATTGGTTATATTGAATATTGTTTTACTCATTTCCAAAATTTGTTTCCCATTGCTACATATTTTCTTATCGGGTGTTCTCTATGAATGTAGTAACCAATGGCGTCTGTTAAATGGGTTAACATTAAATCACGCTTCTTATCTATTTCCCCGGTCCCGCCTTCAATGACTCTAACGCCTTCAAAGTCTTTAATCGTATGCTTGCAAGTTTTATCGACAACGAAAAAGACTTCGCCGAAAGTATTTTGCAATCTGCTATTAACGCTATTCACCCGCACCCGTTCGCGCGGGTTGTGCGAAGGTATGCGAAAGATAAGACGGTTTTTAAAATGGGGTAGTAAAACTTTTTTTACCAAGTCCCAATCGGACCCTTCAACCTTCGCAGACCCGCCAGCCCCGCCGGTCGAATCGCCGTATAGGAATACTTGTCCTTTGTGGTTTCCCCAATCTTCAAGAAACTTCTTGCATACGCGAATGGTATTGCTATTGCGTTTTATATATATTTCGCCGATAACGGCTGTAGTTGTTTTACCTATCATGGACTTCTGATAAGTGGGTTGCTCTTTTATCTCTTGCATTATAGAAGCGACGCCGGGGCTTTCGTTGAAGTCAAGCGCAAGTATCAAAGGCCGTTTGTCATGGTACTTCTCACGCCACGCGCCTACGTGCTTTATTTCATCGAAGTTGTAGTAACAACGCCCAGCATAACTAACGAATGACCCTTCATACTCTTGTCTATAAGTCAAATCATCTAAATCACGTTTGGCTTGTTCAATTTCTTCGGCATCAAGTATATCACTACTTAACCAATGGAAGGTTGCCCAGTTGCCTGTAGTATCCGCTTCGGCATCTTTGTATAAGTCATAGTAATGGTTGCGACCTTCCGGCACTCCTATAAAATCACAAGTACCATGCCGGTCTGATAGCGCGGGCCTTACGTGTTCGGGCCACGTTTGGGGTTTCATGTTTCCAATTTCGTCAAGGCATCCGTGGTCCCACGGCGGGCCTTCAATCCGTTCGGGCTTGTCCATTCCCATAACGTGTATTTCGCTACCGTTAATTAAAAAGATTACCAGTTCGCTTTCAGAAGGGGCGCGGGCTTGTAGTGATTGCGGGGTAAGTAGTTTAAGGTCTTTCCAAAATATTCTCTTTGCCTGCATTTGTGTAGGCGCGCCAGCAAAATATCTACCGTCGCCGTATTCACTACCCTTCAAGGCTAACATTACTAACTTTCGTTTGCCAAATATTTCGGTTTTACCGGAACGCCTACCGGAAGGGATTACATTAAACCGGGCCGTTGAAGCCCAGCCCGCCGCTTGTGTAGCATGATAGCGCAAAGGATAATTTCGTTGGATATGCGGGGCTAATGACTTCTTTCGGTAAAAGGTTTTCCTATACCGCTTGTAGTCGTCCTTCAAGCGGTCTGGGTCCACCATGAAATTATCTTTTACTTTTGTTTGCGCTAACATTTATGCATTACCGTCTTCTAATGGTTGTTTATTGTCTACACTGGGAACGCCATTGAATAGCGCATCTGTAGCGTCCTTAATTTCCCTTGCAAACTCTTCCGCTGTTTTGTCTTCAAATGTTCTATCCCGTCCCCAATCGCCCTTTTGCTTGCGTTCCAAAAACCATGCGGCGGCGTGCCATTGCGGGGCTAAAGTAGTT